TTGATTATCTAAATCATTTATTTCTTTGGTCATAGCGTCAAATTTTCTATCTAGCTTATCATCCGACTGATTCCATCTATTAATAAGCTTGATTACCATACCCTCCATGTTTTCAAGCGTTTCACTTTGACCTTTGTTTTCAACTTTTAAATTTTCTAATGTTTCTTGTTGCTTCGCTGATTTATTAGATAAAGAAACAACGAGATAAACAAACATAGCACCTACTACGCCTATCATTCCCGCTTCGCCATATATTTCCATAAAATCCATTATTTTTTCTTCTTCTTACTTAGCTTTTGGTACCATTTTAATTCTTCTTCCATCTCAGCAAATCTCTCTTGTTCTTCTACTATATGTTTTTCAACAAGTTCTGTAATTGTTTTATTAGCTTGTTCAAAATTTGTCTCAAGATTTTGTATACGAATTTCAATTTGCCAATAGCCATAGACCAGCATTCCAATAAGAACAGCGATTTGACCGAGCCATTTAAGGTTAATACTAACAATGGCGTTATCATCAAGAACTGTAGCACGATAACTTCTGGCGGTATCAGGTTTTTCACTCACTTAACCTCCCAGCCGCAAACCGACCAACCGGAATCACACCCTGTCAATATAAATATAATTAACAGTAATACTATAAGATGTGCTAATGCTTTCATTCTTCATTTTCTTTCCATTTGGATGACCCTGCAATGTACTCTTTGACTTCTTCATTCGTATAAACTGAAAATCCACTTAATGCCTCTACTGCCTTTAGTTCTGCTAATGTACAATCTGTCTTGATACATAACTCACTACCATCTGCTGACACTCTTTGTGCGAAATATAATGGATGCCTTTCTAGCATATCAGATAATTTTGCTGAATGGTCTGTGGTTACATCCACTTCTTGAGCGGTATAAGTATACTCTACCTCTTCTGTTGGTATACCATTCTCCATACAATGTTCGTCTATCTTTGTAAGTAGTTCTGCTTTAGTATCTGAAGAGCTATAGTCAATAGAGTGAGTATCCATAAAACTTTTAATTTCTGTTTTGGTATTATCATCTGTAGGTAGGGTTACACTTTGTGTTTTCTTACCTGTCTTTTCCACATCCTTGTAAGTAAAAGTTTGCCAATCATACCTTGTTGTTATCTGTTTTGCCTTTGCAGTATCTGTGTTAGGCATAATGATATAGTGTGTGTATTGTCCTTCCATAATTAGTTCCTATTGATGGGCTGATTTGCCATTGTTATAATTCTTTAATACCTCTGATGCTGATAAAACTTTATGATATATTCTAATTTCATCTATTAAACCTTTTTTATAAGATGTATTATATCTGCCTATATGTAGGTCGGCTCCACCATTCACCATAGATACATAAGTTCCAGCATCGTCTAAAGTAACCGATTGACTTACTCCATTGACATAAAGACTTATACCAGCATTTGCTGATGTACCACCTCTTCCGTCATAAGTAGCACATAAGTGAACCCATTGACCTTCGTAGGATGTTAATGCTGATGATGTGTATGCTCTTTCATAGGTAGAATCAACATCTTCATCATACAATTCTAATCCAAACTTATCCGATGAAAAAGTACCAAAGAAATATTCGTAGTTCGTATTATATATACCCTTGCTAAATATAATAAAATCTGTAGCATCATCCATCTTTACCCACGCTTCAAAAGTAAGTGGTTTATCATCGGTACCATCACCAAAACTCAACACCTCTGAATCTTGAATACTGACATACTCACCACTACCATGTAACCTTATTCCATTACTTATTGAGGTTGTATCTGATAGTAAGAATCCTTGATTATCTCTGCCACTTGTACTTCCTTCTGGGATGACTATACTTACTGGTGAGCCAGATGCAGTACCATCGTTGCCACCTCTGTATCTTTTTATTGAAACATCATCAACATATACAGTTGTATTAGCACTTGATGTCCATATTCGAGCAGTAACAGATGTGCTTTGTGCAGTTTTTATATGCGTAATAGTATGCCAAGTATTTAAGGCTTCATAACCAGTAGAACCACCAGTTCCTACATAGGTTTGACCATCATCAGAACCATTATCAAATATAATTCTTGCTCTACCCCCAGTTACATATACTTTTGCACTAAATTGATATTTTTTACCAGCAACAGTTGTTACAGCTTGGTCAATACCATTATTGCCAGAACTACCCATAAATATTTTTTGAGATGAGCCAGATTGTACTATTGTGGTTTCTTCACTTAATGTAGGACTACCAGTTGTTGTCCAACTTGTTGCCTGTCCACTACTAAAACTGCTGAAATCTCCATTTGTAAGTAATTCACTTCCATAAACACCTAAAGGCGTTCTATCTGTCCAAGTAGCAATCCCATCATTCCGCCAGTATCCTTGTAAATCGCCAGAATTATCGTAGTTACCAGAATCAGATGTTGGTAGTAAAGGTGTACCAGAACCATAGAGGGCAGTTACTGCATCGGCATCGAGAGCCACATCCCAGATAGCAACTTCGTTGATAATCCCAGGAAAGTAATCGGTTGCCCAAGTACCAGATGCTCCACCAATATCTAAAGCAGTAGCATTATTAATACCACTTCCATCCGAGCCTGTAATATCTACAGTTGAACTTGATTTAACTCCATCAAGATAAGCACTGAATGTAGAACTTCTATCCCATACACCAACTATATGATGCCATTGACCATCATCCCAACCAGTCATATCAATAGCACCAGCAGATTCAGAACCATCGTGAGTTACTTGATACCAATTATTACCTGTAGTTGGTCTAAAATACCACCCTGTGCTTCCATCGAATTTTTGTATTCCACCTACACTATCATCAGAAGCAGAACCTCTTTCCCATTTAAACCAACCAGACACGCTAAAATCACTCGTACCAAAATCAAGAGTCGAATTATCTGAAACTGCCACATAATCATCGCTCCCATCAAATATCATCGGAGTATTAGAGCGTACTAAACTGGATTGATAGCCATCTGATTCACCAGTTGCCCAAGTTGCTCCAGTAATGGTTCCGTGATTTCCATTGCCTGAACCATCATATACAGTAGAACCAGAACCTTCTTGCATTGGTAGGTCTAACTTTAGATTAGATGAAGATACTCCAGTAGCAAGTTGTTGCTCTGGATTACTGTATAATTCCTGTATTTGAGATTGTGTAAGTGCAATATTGAATACTTTTATATTAGAGATTGAACCATCAAAATATTCTCCCGGTGAAGAATCATAACTATTAGCACCAATACGGCAAAAATCAGCAACTGTAGAAAGAGTCTTACTATCTGTATGGTCAAGAACTCCATCGATATAAATAGAAACTGTAGAACCATCGTGAGTCGCACAAAGATGTCTCCATACACTTTGTCCTAAATTTGTAGTACCACCGCTACTCCCACTTGCATAGTGTACTCTAATGCCAGAATTATCATTGTAAAATTCAAACGTTTCACTTGCTTCAGAGCCACCAGTTTCTCCAAATCCAAAGATACCTTCATTGCTACCAGTTGCTTGGTCTTGCTTAACCCAAAGCATCATAGTTCTTGCTGAATTTCCCGAAGGTATATCAGATACTCCACAAGATACATAATCATTACTACCATCAAAACTCAATGCCCTTCCAGAGTACACCTCGCCATAGTTCAATGGGTCTACTACCCCGTGAGGTGATGATGTGTAGCCTGTAGTGGTTGTGGCTCCATATACTATTCCAGCATTACCAGATACTTTTTTAACTGAAACATTATCCCATACTGAATTTGAACCAGCACCTTGCGATTCTTGAATTGCAATCCATGTAGTAGTTGCTGTTGCTACGAATGATAATGCATTTGTTGCACCAGCAGTTACATAACTATAACCAGAACTTTTAACTTGAGAACCATTTTGAGAAGTTCCAGCAAGAAGTTTTATCCATGTAGTGCCAGATGAAGAAACTAAATCAACAGTAAATTGATAAGTTGCACCTACTTCAGTTGTAAAGTCTTGTGATGCATAAAGAGAAGATGATGAACCGCCTTGCAACATTTTTAATTGATTACTTACAAGAGATATACTTCCTCCACCACCACCAAGTGTCAAATCCCATTCAGAACCAAGTGCTGAACTAAAATCTCCATTAACTATTAATTCATCACCTAATGTAGCATTTGTTTCATCGTAAACTACATCAGAACCAGTTTGAACTCTTGCACCCAAGTCATACCAAGATACCAGATTGGTCTTTAGGTCTGATGACAAGCCAGAGTATTTCTCTGTAAACATCAACTCTTGTACTTGAGTCTGGGTTAATGCAGTTCCTTTATATATTGCTAAATTTGCCATTTTCATTGATGTATAATGCAGACTTGATACATAGCCACGACCAATTTCAATATCATAATTAGTATCTACATCATTTGAGTTTGATGCAGTTTTAACAAGGCTACCATCAACATAAATATTTGATGTTGAGCCACTTCTAACTGATGCAATGTGTTGCCATTTTCCTACTACCAATGTCCCATTTCCTGATTCTCCAGCACCCCATCCATTTGAGCCTATTACACCATTAGCATCTGAATAAATTCTCCAATCTCCAGAATTTGCCCCACCTTGATACGATTGAACAAAAACGTGATAATTGCTTAATGAATTTTGGTAAACCCAGAAAGAAACTGTTACATTGCCAGTACCAAAATCAAAATCTGAATTACTTGAACTTCCCCCAATAGATATATAATCATCTGTACCATCAAACGAAGTAGAACCATCGGCTAATTGAACTGCCATCTTTGGAGCCGCCTTATCTTGAATACGAGGCTTAAATGGTGATTCTCCAGAGTAGGAGTCAGAGTTTGTGGTTGCACCAATTATTGAGCCTTCGTTAGAACCTTGTTTGTCCTCTGCTTGAACTTCCTTAACTGATATACTATCAATATACCAATAGTTATTTTCATAACTACCACTTGCACCACCTATGGTAAAATATGAATAACTTGCATTTGCTGGTACATCTACCTCAAAGGCAACCCAACTATTAGTAGTTGATATTGTATATTTTAAAAATTGATTGTCTCCACTATTGTCGTAGCCAACTTTTAAAGATGATATTGTTTGCCCACTTGGTAAATAAGCATATCCAGTTACTTTATGAGATTTGTTTGCAGTTAATGACACTCTTGAGTAATGTGTATCAGTAGCGGAATTAGCAACTACTTTATACGAATATGTACCAGACTGTGCCTGTTCATTAGATTGCGATGAACTTGCCCTTATATCTGAAAGACCAGCCTTTGCACTTTCATTATCTCCATTAGTAATTAACTCGCTACCTAAAGATGTACTATCTAAATCATACCAAGATACAAGGTTGGTTAGTTCTGTATCTTTTAATTCAGAGTAAGAACCTCGCCAATAGATAGATTCGATTTCTGATGCGGATAAGGCTCTATTCCAGATGCCGACATTTGCGATACTACCATTTGCATATGAAGAATCCGACCTACCGATATGAACATTCCCACCAAGATTTTCCATTGCTACATAAGTGCCATTATCTTGTGCAGTAGTTGCAACCAATGAACCATCAATGTATAATTTTAATCCACCATTGGCAGAAGTGCCACCAGTACCATCGTATGTTCCAGTTATGTGAGTCCATTTATTTTCGTAAGATGTAACAGTTGAATCAGTTACTATACGTTCATAGGTATCAGCAACACTTTCATCCATAAGCATAAAGTATATTTTATCATCTCCACCAGAAACAATATTCCATTCTCCATCCGTATTGTAGACACCTTTTGATGCTATTGCAAACCCAGTCGCATCGTCCATCTTAACCCAAGCAGATATTGTAAAAGCAGAATCAGTTGAACTATCTCCAAACGATAGATTATTTGCATCTGCTATAGATATATAATCATTAGTACCATCAAAGGATGTGCTACCATCTAATAGGAAGTCTGGAGTAGTATCGTAAAAACGAAAATATGCCTTTAAGCTATCTTTAACATAGCTAAATACCTTTGCCGTTTGTCTGGCAAATGATAAACCTAGTCCTAGCACGTTACTATCCTAAGTAAGCTATACAAAGACCAGCGTTTACTGTGATTGCACTCCAATTTCCATATATGGTCACACCAGCAGGAAATACATCTGTATTAACTACAGAGTTTCCATGAGTAGATGTACCCGTACCAGTTATTTTAGCATCAGACTGTGTCAGAGTAGTAAACGTAGTATCTTCTAGCATAGTTATAGCAACTACTGTATCAGTTCCTAAGCTAGCAACAGATTCTCCGTCATCTAAAACCGCTGAACCTACTTGACCTAGTCCTATGTTATTAGCAGCAACTACAGAAAATTTACTTGTACTTGGAAGGCTATAATTAGCCATAATATTCTCCTTGTTTTTTTGTGCGCCTTACCGCCCGAGAATGGCTGACATGGACGCATCAATTATTAAATGTGCTAGAATATAAGAACGAATGAACCAATATTCTTATAGTAAAATTAAAAATTACTGCTTTACTTCAATTTTTTTAAATATTTCTATAAGTTCCTCTTGCGTTGAATCCATAACAGATTCAACGGTTTTAATACTTCCATCTTTCCACCTTCCAATTACCAAGGGACCATAATGTTTTTTATAAATTTCTGTTATTTTAATCTGTTTATCGCGCATTAATTCTTTATATTCTTCGGTCTCAACAAAAACCTCGCCTGTCATTTTTGATTTTTTTATTAATTTCTTTTCTTTTAAAGCGTACTCTTTTCCTAAAGCAGATAATTTAGCATTGGCTATTTTTACAGCGCGTTGATAACCTTCGTCCGTAATTGGCTTAATAGTGTATGCGCTAAACCTTGATAAATCTTGCCCTAAAGTAGTTTCTGGTTTACCTACCTGCGTAGTTCCTTCAATTAAATTTGCTATTGGTCCTCTTGGTCCAAATGTACTTGGCAATGACATATCCCATAAAAAGGTCATCAATGCTTCAGATTTTTCTGCTGGAGTTGATTGCGAGTTCCATAACTCGATATAGCCGCCATCTTGAGTTGGTATTGTGCCTGTATAGGCTGCTGCCATAGCAGTAAAAATAGGAGCTACGCCCATATTATTTCTTAATTGAGTTATATCCCCATTTATTGCATTTTCTCCAAATTCAACCCAAAACTCCCAAGGCAAACCATACTCCATGTTTGTTACTTGAACCCTGCCTTTACTATCTTTAAATGGTAAAACAAGTAAAGCTTTTGAGTTAGCCATTTCTGTACCCATAGCTACTTGCATTTCTCCAAATTCTTCTTCATTTATGTCAAGTTTATTTAGTGAATGATTGGTTGCCATTTGAGTTAAAAGATAAGGCATCAATACTGTCCAAGGTCTTTTAGTTGCTGCTTCTGTGGCGAGTGGTAATATTTTAGCTTGATATGTGATAAAAGGAACCCCAATAAAATGTTCTCTTAATCCACGAACAGCTGGACTTACTAAAGAATAGTCCATAACCCATTTTTGCGCTTCTATTGTCGCTTCAGAATCTGACAAACCTTTATTTTTTCCATCTAAATATTTAACAAATTTATAAAATTCATCTATCTTAGAATAAGCACCCGCTACTTTACCAAACCCATTTTTAATTGCCAAATTAATGTTGTTTGTTGTTTCAAATTCTTTTTCAACTGCACGCATTGTTTTTAATATTGACTGTATTTCCGCCTGTGACCATGTCCCGCCAAACACACCGCTTTTTCCTGCATTAATAAAGTCAGGATGATTTGTAGACATTTTATAAGCCGCATTAAACATTGTTGTTGGTATATCTGAATAACTCATTCCAGACATAGAAAGTTGCCAAGGATTTGATAATACGTTTCTTAGTACCGTTGGGGGGTTAAATGCAACCTTTCCTGTTTTCCACATTGCTGTTACATTTTTTTCTGCTTTAACAAGATTATCATACCAATTACGATATTCTGAACCTTCTGTAATTTGAAACATAGAAACAATATCATCATGTATTGCTCTATTTACATAAGCACCAGAAAGTGGACCATACCCCTCATGAATTGGAACTTGTTTAAAATTTTCAGGAGCCTGACCCATTGTTTCTGAAACTTCTAGCAATTTTGATTCTAATTTTTTTATATATTCTGTTATATATGCTTTTTGAGAATCTTCTGCCCTTGGTAACATTTGCCTGTAAACTGTAAGTTCGTGCTGCATTTGTCCAATGCTTAGCATTTTTCCATCTACTTCTGCTCTTGCAGGTTGAAAAACAAATCTCCCATCTTCTGCTAAAGATTTAAAAAAATCATATTTAGCTATATCTCCAAACTCTCTTGTCAATCCAACTGTAATTGGAAGCTCGGGAGTCCTAATTTCACCTAATCTAGCTCTCATTTCAGGCGTCATTTCTTTTCTTACGTTATTATACACGCCAGACATTTTACTTCTACCGCCCAACTGCGGTCCTTTATCTAGCATATATCTTAAATATATTCTTGTTATGTATTGACCTTTTAAATCGTTGTATGCTTCTTCAGATAACAACCCTCTTTCTACTAGCCCCTTACCAGCTACATCAAACAGTCTTCTTGTCTTTTTGGTTATCCGTCTTAATTTAGGGTCTTTAATAGAGTTAATATCGGCTTCTCCGGTTAAGACAAGGTAACTTAATACACGTTCATTTTCTGTGTAATTTTTATATCCAGAGACCAATTCTTCTAAGCGCTTTGTTAAGTTCCACTGCGTTCCTAAAAACTGATACCTATACCCCAAATATGCATCTCGTTGTTCTTTTGGAATATCTGCTAAAGGATTAAATACCTTTCTAATTTCTTGAATTACGTTTTTAAGTCCATCTGCTCCCATGCTTTTTGTCATTGGTTTTTCTTTCATTGCTGTATATGCAATAGCAAGTTTTTCATCTGTCATCTCTTTACCAGACATAAAACTATATAAAGCATCTACTTCTTCATCTGTTAATGGTTTTCTAGCGTCTTTATATTGTTTTTTAGCGCGAAAATAATCAACTATAATGCTAATTCCCGGAAAAATATCTACTTTTGTTTTATCAAGACCAGTTAGGTCATATTTATTTTCTAAAGCATCAACTAATTCCTTTGCTTTTCTTATTGACGCTCTTTTTCTTTGTACGCTTTGAGATTTTGAAGTTTGACCTTCTTTTAAATCTTTTTTTATTTGATTGCGCATATTTTCAATGTTTTCTTTCAATAAAGAATATTCAGCTTCTTTTTCAATCGGCAATGGGTCTTTTACTACCTTGCCATCAGCATCTGCCCTTACAATAGCATCAATTAATTTTAATCGACTTAATTTTTTATCGTATACCCCAACTTTTTTTGCAACCCTAACCACTTCGTCATAGCTATATATATCCATTTTCATTTTACCTTGGTTATCATAGGCTATTTTTAAACCATCTATAACTTTTGGTGGTTTTTGTGATTTAATTTCTGGGTTTTTATACGAATCAATTAAAGCATCTACAATAGATTCTCTACTATTATTTTTTGAATCATAAACACCTCTTTCCTTTGCTAGCTCAACCAAAGCATCGTATCTATACGATGATTTATCGTTTTTTAAATTATCAATAGATTTGTCATACCTATAGCTAGCAGATGGCTCATTAACCCCGTCTAAAAGAGCTTCGATTTTTCTTTTAGATTCTTTTCTGTCAATTTTTGGCTTTTCTTTTTTGCTTATTTTATCTTTTTTAGCTTTGGTTTCAGGCTTAAGTGTTACTTTTTCAACAAGTTTACCATCCTTGTTTATATAAAAAACTGGGTCAAGTCCTTTAGCCCCCATATGTCTTTTATGAATTGTTTTTTTAAGACCTTTATTTGGACCATCTAAAACTTCAACAGCAAAAGACTTTGATGTTTCTTTTATAATTTTAACGCTAGCTCCTCCATCAGATTTAACAACTTTACCCTCTAAACCTGCAACGTCATACATAGCTTGACTAAAAAAATCTCTTTCAGCAATAGTACCATCTGGCTTTCTAGGAAGTTCAGGTTCTACAGAAACATCCTTTTTTAAAGGTTTTTCTACTTTAGCTGGAGGTTCAGGTGGAACGTCTCTGTCTAGGTTTAATTCGCTTTCTAATAATGCTTGTTCTACTTCTTTTGGCGCTGGTTCTTCTTTTGGAGTAGGTTCTTTTTTACTTTTTTCAACCTTATCTAACGCTATTTCTTCCTTTAATTGTTTTATATTTTCAAACAATTCCATTTGATGAGATTTGCCAACTTTTACTTTTGGAGCAGGGACCTCTGATGTAATTAACGGCTCTGGTTTAAAGTCTTTAAATCCTTCATACATATTTAATGATAATTTTAAAAAATCAGGATTTGCTGCTGATGTTTCTAATGATTTTAAAATCATTTTATTTTTTGAGGATTTAGAAATATTTGGCATAAAAGCGTCTAAATATTCTCTCATTCCTTCTACTCTAGTTCCACTTGATGTTCTGTGAAACGTCATTAACATTAACCCACTTGCAATAGATTGAACTTGAGCTATTTGCATTGCTTGTTGTTTTTCTTTTTCGCTTAAAAATTTATAATTTGGGTCATCTTCTGGACTCGGAGTAAGGCTATATCCTATTGCCCCTACAGTTGGGTAAGACGCAAGTCTCGCTAGTTTTCCAAATTCTTTCATAGCTCCCGCCGTACTAAACATTGCGGCGTGCCAAGTAGATTCAGGAATAGCCTCTATTCTTTCTATAATACTAGACTCAACTAAGTCTGAGCCTAATTGAGTATGTATATTAAATCCATAAATATTTGCAAGTGTTCCTTCTGCTATTCTTTTAACCTTTGGAGATTGTTTAGCGGTCTGCTCAATTACCTTAGAAAGTGATTTAATTTTTTTTATTGAACTTGTCGTAGCAACTACGCCAACCTGACCAACTTTCATAGACTGACTAAAAGGAATTAACATCCCAATAAAGTTTCCAGCAACATCTGCTATTGCTTCAGAATTATCTTTTGGGGCTGGCGAAGGTCTTGTTGTTGTATAGCCCATAGTAGCAGATTGCTCGAAAGCGTTATACATTCTTCCTAAAAATTTATCTTCAGGCGCAACAGGCTCTGTATAATATTCTGGGACTTGTATTCCTAGCTCTCTTCTTATAGCAGGAGCATTGAATATTGGGCTTCTTATTAACCCCTCAGCCATTTGCTTTGGATTTTCATACATAGACAATAGAGGATTATTTAAAATTAATTCAGGTTTAGTTTCTAGCACCCCATATATTTGCTGTTCAACACTTGAAAGAGCTTGTTGATATGGAACTGGCTGCATATCTTGTTCTGGTAAAGACATTTTGCTTTCTACGTTTTTTGCTATTTCAGATTCTAATAACTCTTCAGGGTTTGCGTTTGCTAAGCTAGCACCTAGACCAAGTCCAAACGAACTTGAATTAACAATATCATCGGATGTGGGATGCACTTTGTTTCCAGCGGTGTCTTCTGTTGCTGGTTGCATCCATTCTTGGGGTACATTTTCCTTCCAACTACCTTCTGCGTGAGCAATGGCTTCTTCTTCAGAGCTAAATTCAAATACCTCACCTCTTTTTTTAGCTTCTTCAAAAGCAGCATCACCCTCTAACTCTATCCAGTCGCTAGGGTCGCTACTTGGGTTTGTAGGGTCTTTAGGAAATAAAGTTGGAAAAGCAAAGTTATCCGCTTGAGCCATGATTACGGTTGACTCTGAACCATCTGGATTTTGCCTAGCAACAGGTCTAATTTGTTTAGTTATACTCGCATGGTCAGTTTTTATTGTCGGTAAATCCTGTATGTTTTCCTGAGTTTCTTCTGGAAATAAATCTGCCGCTGTATACTGAGTAAAACCAGATTTTTGACTACTTACTGGCTCTATTACAATATTATCTTTTTCTTCTTCTGGAAATAAATCTGCCGCTGTATACTGAGTGGTTGTAGACATAATGCTATTATTTTAAATTTTTAAAATTTTCCATCATAGTTGAGAAAGCCGATTCGTTACCAAATGCTGTTTCATGCAAGATAAACATGGGCTTTTTTCCTGTTGATATACTCTTATCAAGTTGTTCTTGAACTCGCTGCCTAATTTCATCGTCAGTTTTTTTTGCTAATTCTGGCATAGCATCTTTCATAGCTTTCACTGAAGTAAATACATCAGTGTCTCCTTCAAAATTATTTCGTATCCATTGCGCTTCTTTGTTTAGCATTTCTGGGTATTTTGCCCAGCTTACACCTTGTGCAAAATTTGTTTGGTCAGAAAATTCATTATATATTGGTCTCAATTCTTTATTTATAAAGTTCTTTAAAGCTGTTCTTGTTTTTTTCTCTGTTTTTTCGTCTCTATCATCTTTTTGTAAAGTAAAATTAGCCCATTCAGTATTTAAAACGGGTTTATTTGTATCAAGCCAAGTCCATTTGCCATTTCTCATATCAAACTCTCTACTTGTACCATCAGAAAAAAATGCTGTTTTTAAATTTTTAGGGTCTTTTGCAGCTGCGGTAGAGGGGGCTTTTTTTGTAAGGTTAGCAAATATAGCAGGGTCTACTGGGTCTCCTGTATCCGCGTGAAAATACTGTCCACCTTTCTTTTGAAATAAAACAGATTGACCTGCTTGATTTTCATCGCTTCCGGGTTTATAAAAGAATTCTTCAGTAGTAAGCCCTTGACCACTTGTTTTTGGCGGTTTTTTAACATCTGGAAAAACTCTTTGACCAAAATCACCTTTGTTTTTATCAGCATAATATAAATACCCGTCTGCCGCTTGACGAATCATTGGCTTGTCGGCTTTTACTTCTGCATCATAATATTTTTCACGCTCTTGAGCCTTATGTGTTAAATATGTGCTTAATAAATCAGTTAAAACATTTGCATTAAATACTTTTTCTCTATACGCCATAATAATCCTTTATGTATATTGGGTTAACGCTTCTTCTAACTGGAATAATTGGTCTTTAAGGTCTTGCATTGCCCTTGTTTCTTCCATTCCTAATTGTAATTCAGCTCTATCAAACCCTAGTCTTTTTTGTCTATACCCTAAATTTGCATCTGCTACATCTAGCCCCATAGACCTATCTTTTAGTCTTTGAGCTTCTTCTCCACTTTCTATTTGGCGCCTTCTTGACATCAGCTTAAACTGCTCTGCCGGGTCAGTAAGTGTAGCTAAATCCCTTTTAGAAACCATTGCGTCTGATTCAGCCCCAATATTATAAGAATCCATAAGAAAGTTTTCAAGACTTGATAAATAACCTGCTTCACTTGCATCTTTTGCAGTTCTTGTTTTTTCAAGATTAACGTCTACTCCCTGCTCAAATAATTCTCTTTCTGCCCCAGAGAGGTCCCTAAGACCGCTAAAATAATCTTGAATTCCTTGTTCTCTTCCTCGAACATCTTGCATTTGCCTATATATTCTTGAGCGATTTTCTCGAGCTTGGTCTGCTCCTTCTGTAGAGCCAAATACTCCCCAGTCTCCTGCCATTGGATGCCATTTACTTGCCATAATTTATCTCCTTCTTCCAAGCATGCTTAATCCTCCAAGCCCTAACCCTACTAATGGATTAACGGCTCCTATAACCCCCAAAGACGACAAGGTACCTAAACCACCAGCGGCGGTTCTTGCAACAGTCGATAAATCACCCCTACCTTTTTTTATATCTCTTAATCCAGTCCCTAAACCATATAAACTACCTGCAAGCCCCAGTGCTTTCATCGCACTTCCGCCTGCGCTTGGTGCTTGACTTGTTGTTCCAATTCTTTCTTTAGCAGCTTGCATTGCCGCATCAAGCTGTTCTTGAGTTGCGCCTTTTTCAAGGCTGATTACGTCAATTCCTTTAGGCGCCCTTCCAACGGCAACCCCACTTTCTTGTTTGGCTAATGATGGGTCTATGGGAGTTCCCTTAGGTATTTCTTTTTTAACATATTCTTTTTTTATGGGAGTTCCCTTAGGTATTGAATCATCCGTTTTTGATTTAAAACTAGGTACTTTTATTCCTTTTAATCCAAATGTTTCTGCTAATCCAATTTTTTCTGCTTTTCCACTTGCTATCATATCTGATGCGTCTTTCATGTATTTTGCGCCTGTTCTTGGGTCAGCTAAAAAATCTGACACTGTTAAATCAGGGTTGGCTCTTTTTGCCAACAAAAAATCTCTTCTAAGTTTATAAGTGTTTAACCCAGCCTTGCCAAGTGATTCCCAATTTTTTGCTGTAGCAGCGTCTTCTTGCTCAGCCATAGTTTGGCGATTTCTCAACGCTTGCAATAACATGTTTGTATTAACTCCACCAGCACCTATGCTAGTTTTATAGTCTGATAAAATGTCTTGTATTGATGGGGTTGTTGTTTCTGTTGCCATTTTAATATCTCCTAAATCTGTGAAAAATATGCTGTTGCTTTAGACGGCTTTGTTCCTGCATTATTGCTTGGAAATCCGGTTTGTCTTATTGTTACAAGATATAAAGATGAAATATCCATTGTGGTATTTAATGTTACATCGACATACCTAATTGATTGTCCAGAGGGTGTACTTGCAGTAAAAGTTGTTGTTGAATCAGTAGTTATACTTCCAGAATTTTGTGTATAATGTTTAACTATTAACTCAAATACATAAGCTGATTCACTTGCATCTGCAACTGTTATCGCAAAATTTATATTTTTTAAAATACAATTTCTTGGGACAAGAAAAGATTTATCTGTAACGGTTGCAGAACCACCAGAAGTTGCTGAATTAGTATTAAAAGTTAAATAATTAATTATTGTATCATCAGTGTGGGCATAGTTTATTTCAAAATTACACCCCACTGCCCAAGAACCAGTAAGTGTGTTTACCATATCGGTAATATCTGTTCTAAATTTATCTAAATAAAAATTTAATTGAGAAACAAATGAACCGTCTATTGTTTTTGATTGAGATATTTGTTCTCCTTGTGTAAAAAAATCAAACTTTGATGTAATTGGTATCCAAGCATTGTCTTTTTTAACATATTGAACTGTTCCTATTCCAGAAAGGTCTACATAAGCTACATCGCCATCTGCGCCCTCTCTATTATCGGGTACTCCTTTTGTAAATATTGGAGCGCTTGATTTTTTTGCGCTAAGAGTTCTTTCGTGTCTATTAAAAGCCATTATTTTACACTTTTCATTCTATATACTATAGTAATATCATTTATTTCAAAACCAGAAGGAACAAGACCAACTATAAACTTTGTAGTGCCATCTGCTAAGGGACTAAAGCCGGGAGTGAATGTCGCTACTTTTGTTGAGCCATTATAATCTGTAATTCTTGCCGTTTGATTTAAACCAGCGCCACTCCATGTTTGTATTCTCATATTATTATAATAATCATCAATAGCAGATGCGCCACTATCCAAGGTTACATTAGTTGAATTTAGACTTGATTGAAGTGTATTTGAGCGAATATTTGTATTAATAGCAAGCTTTAACGCAAAAGACTTAATATTATTAGACTGAGAACTTGTAGTTGGTTTTAATTCAGCTACCGCCCAATCCGTAGAAGGGTCTAATGAAAAAAATGAACCTGTTTGACCGCTAAAATATTCAGAATAGTTTGTTCCAGCCGCAAATGTTTTATCATAAGCAGTGCCACCATTTGTGTCAAAAGAGCATGAAACATTAGGTAAATTGCTAGCGCCAGTTCTATATGTTATATAAACTTTATATACTTTTTTTCTTATTGACGGGTCTCCAAAATCAATATCTTTTGTAGTGTATGTAAAGTCATGAGTAGGGGAAGAAACGTGTGTATATTTAGATATTTGCGATTTAGTTCCGCCAATTAAAAACATTTCATTGCTTCCATTAACGCCAAACTTAGTTACTTGCCTACCATCAAAATCATGGTAATCCATTAAATTATCACCAATATGCCAAGAACCTAGTTTTAAATTGTAAACATATATATCTGCAAATTTATTCATAAATACTATTTGATGTTTTTTAGGAGCATACCCAACAGAAGCTAGCGCAATATTGTCACTTGCATCTATAAAGTCAAACCATGCATCCTCGCTTATAACTACTTGCCCATTTCTTTCTAATAGGTCTATTACGTTATTTCCGTCATATAAATACGCACCATACTCATTAAAGAACGCTATTCCTTTGTCGGTTTTTGTGCTATGAAATTCATGAGATATACCTTTAAATGGGTGAATATGTTCTAAAAACTCAGAATTTTGAGCTACGTTTATAATATATAATGTTTTTTCTTTAAATTGCAGTATTCTATCAGCAAACGCTTCTAATTTGACTATACTTTCTCCGTCCCTAACTGCGACATCAACAATACTGTCTTTATTTGGAAATGTGTCAAAGCGATTGACCATACTTTTTAACATTCTATCTGGATAATTAACATTGTCTTGCTGAACATTTCCAATATAAGCCCTTCTTCCTTGAACCACTCCAGTTTTCCATCTAGCTTCTAAAGTATCAACCTTTTGAAAAAAACCATTTAAACTTTTCCAGCTATCAACAACATTTGCTGACTCAGGAGTAATATTTAAAACTACTACTGCTTCATCTAAATTAGATGTTGTATCAGTAACATCAGTAAAAGAATAATCATAAGTTTCGGCTTCAGGAAAAAATTTAAACCCCTTATCTATAAAATTAGTTTCGCCAATAAGATAATAATTGTCATCATCAGTTTTTTTGTAATATATCCTAGAGCCAATAATTCTTTTGTTTAGCCCATATGTACCGCTTGGCTTTGGATTCATATAAATATCAAAATTAAATAATAATGGAGCGCCTACTATTGTAACTTGATTTAATTCTTTAGCATAACTATCGCTTGCATCAGTGTCTTGCATTGTAAACAGCATAGATTCTTGTTTTGTATCATCGTACAGCCAAGTATAGGCAAAGCTATAAGTACCCTCAGTATATCCAACGCTTCCAACATTGTCTACTACAACTGGTCCGCTAATATAAAATTTTGGAACATCTGTATTTGCATTCCCATTTGTGGCGTTTATTTGCGTAACTGTAATACTAAAATGAACATGGCTATTTCCATATATAGGTGGGGTGCCAGTTTCTGAGGTGTGCCTACCTTGCTCGCATACAAGAATATTCCACCCAACGGCTATTTTTGATGACGGAACCTGCCATTCTCTATAATTACTTGAATCTGTTCCGAGTTGAACAGTTATGAAATCAAGCCTGTCTAATTCTTCTTGCCAAAAATATACGCCTACCGCTACAGATTTTTTATCATTTATAGTATAACTAAGGTTTGATACTGAACCGTCATCTTTTACTTCATTTGATGCTCCATTATATGCATTAAAGCCTTCCTTTCCACCCATCATAATGTTATTATCCAAAAATAAAGGATAAACATCTTCAGCATTTGCGTATGTGTCGCTACTGCCTCCAGTATAATTTTTATAGTCCGTCATGTAATTAGCAGCTTCATTTGGAACTTTTGCAGTATCTGACGTTGCATTAATTGCAGTTCCATCTGTTTTTACAGAGGAAACACTAGCAACACCAACTCTTAAATTAACAGCATTTGTGTCTAACAGCGCACTTCCGATTGCCCCTCTGTATTCACCTCTTGCAGAATTTGGTCCAGTAGTATCATCTGCTTTATACGGAGTGCTAATTAAACAGTTTCCAGCAGCGGGAGTTGCGGGATAAGCGTTTGTATCTATCCAGTCATCTATAGCTTGCGATGAACCTAAAGATGCAAATACAGTCCTATTTATATACCCATACCACCGACCTAATCCGCCTAAATTAACATCGTTAATTCTTAGCACTCCATCAGCAGAATAATATACAGGCTTAGCGCTAGAAGGTGTTGTTATTTCGCTAGCGTGCCATCCGTCACTGTCATAAACATCTATATTTGTACCAAAATCATAATGGAAAATAAGCGTTTCGTCAGCAGCGCTGTTGTCAATTTGCCTGTCGCTACCCATCACAAACAAACCATGTTTATGAGTTATTGTAGAAGTAGAATTATTACTTGCGTCCCCTTTATCGAATGCGCCTATTGTTCTTAATTTTCCAAGGTTATCTATAGAAGCAGAAACATTAGGGGATTCACCTTTTTGGATGTCTCTTGGGTCTGAGTTAGAGTTTAGACCCCCATGAAACTCGTTAATTACATAGGTTTGTTTTGCCATTATTCACCACGAGACACAAACGGCGCTAACGCAGAATTGTACTCTGCTAGCAATTCCTGATATTGAGCGCGATGTAAAGATACTAGCTCTGGGTCTTCATCCTCGTTATAAAACGTAATTGTTCTTAATTTTAACTTTGCGCTAGCACCAAGAACTAGCGCATGTTCTAGCTCATCTGGAAACTTAGTAACAGAACTAGCATTATGTTCTATGGTTGGGTTATCCATAGAATAATACCTTGTTGGATTTCCAGCGGCTGGTTCTGGGTAGACATAAATATCATTATCATTAAATGTCCACCTAGGTGATTCGTCTGTTGCAAAATATATACTATGCGGATTTTGCAATTTCCCCTGCAATGTAGTATCTGCAAAAACACAAGAAACATATAAGCTTGTCGTATCGTCATCTTCTCTTCTTTCAACTAACAATATTCTTGAACTTTCAACATTACTTGCGATTGGATTTGAGGTCACATTAGAAGATTTTGTTGCAAATTGAATTAATATATCAGGTCTTACTTTATTTATAATGTCGCTTGCAGTGTCTTGAAGCGCATCTTGTATAGCCTGTTCATTTGCGGCAGTATCATCTGAACCTAAAGTTGATGTTGCTCCAATTATATCTTCTATTCTTACCTGAAAAGTAGCCATTAATCATCAGCCCCTGTTAAATTACCAATCGAACCATTTCTAGTAGTAACAAAAGTTTGCATTGGATTTGGAACCATATGTGGCATTGGTTCTTTTGCGCGTGATGTTTCTATATATTCTTGTTCTATCTTTTTAGATAATCCCATATGCCCGCTACCAACTTGAAGATTTCCTCCAAGATTTAAAAAATGACCTAAAGTGTTGTGAATTGCCGCTGGTATTAACTGCTCAGGCAGGTCAACCCGACTAGCAACACTTGACTTTGCTTCAGGTTTTGCATAATAAAAAACCTTTAACGTATCTCCAGAATCAGGAGTTTTTGTTAAATAAAGCTTATGAGTATCTTCTTGCCAAAATCCTCCACTTGAATAGCTGGTTGTTCCACTTGAAGAGTCAACTGCTACAGTAAAGGCATTGTCAGAAGTTTTAGTAACTGCTAGTCTTTTTCCATTTAAACGCGAAATTTTTGTTGCCGTAACATAGTGACCAACTATTTCACTAAAAATAACATAATCACCTGTGGCTAAGCCGTGCGATGCAGATGTCACCTCCGAAGGAGAAGCGCTTGTAATTCCAGTTATTGAACCAGTTGACGTATCTGTTTTTATGTAGTATCCAATCTTAGAAACATCATCATCTGCTATATCAGATATTATCGCAGACTCATCAACAAAAGGCACATCTACCTTGTCTAATTCTACTTTATAAATTTGTCCTGAGTAATTAGTATTTGTAAAGATATATTCTTTGCTACTTGTAGTAAAAGATTCCGAGTCTTTTTTTCTTACTGCTCGCATAGCAATATCTTTAATGGCTTGGTCAAAATATATCTCAATTAAATTATGAGATACAGGTAATTCAATGCCACCAGCAATCACACCTGCGTCAATAAGTTCATATGCTTCTTGATAGCGCATTGTTATTTTCTTTTATTTTTATTGTATTTTTTTCTAGCCCTACTTGCTTTTTTTACACCTTCAGGCGTGTAGGGATATTTTACTCCATTAACATAAGGCATAGTTAATATCCTTTTCTTTTTTTACGTTTTTTGCGAACACGAGATTTCTTTTTTAGCGTTGTTATTAAACGCGTAGAGCCATCGCTAAACGATGTTGCCCCTGTTCCGTATGTTATTTCTTTCACTATGCAATTACAAATTCAGCAGTCCCTGTAACTTCTCCAAGAACTTGCCAATTTGTACCATCAAATATCAACATTACTCCTCTTGAAGCAGCGTCTGATGTCAGTGTTGAACCTGCTGCAAAATTTGCAGGGGTTACAACAAGAGAAACTGTATTTGCAAGCACCTTGTGAAAAATAATTTTTAATTGACCCGCTGTACCATCTGCAAGGCTAACATGACTTTTGCTTGTAGCTGTATTAACAAACGATGTTAATGTATTTAACGAAAGCGCTGTCGCGTTTCCTGAGCCATTACCGGCATCGACAGTTTCTACTCCAGCAATAATACCACCAACAACACCTATATTTCCGGTTGTACCATCTTCTAGTTGCAGTCCGGTAGTATCGCCATCGCCAGAAACAACAGTTCTTAGTGTTGAGTCAACGCCCTGATTGTTATTATTTATTCTTAATGAATCTTTATATGATTCTGCCATTTTTTATTCCTTTATCAAACTTGAGGGCGGTTGCCCGCCCCCAAGCGATTATTTGGTTTTAGACCAGCTTTAAGATAGCGTGAGTCTGTTCATTACGAATCTCAACGCCAACTTCCATTAGCCATTCATCAGTTTGACCATCACGACCATCCTTAACAATGTCTTTACGAAGTTGCATATCGCGACCAGCCAAAGGACGAATTGAAAAATTCGCAGGGTCAATCGCAACAGCGTAATCTTCTAAAGAACCATTTAGGTATGGATGAGGAACAAAGTCTAATTGACCAACTGGACCCATATAAGAACGAACCCTTAGACCAGTTGCTGTTTTTTCACCAGTGTCGTAAAAACCGGTATCAGCAGTTCTTGTAGCCGCAACAAGTTGCACAAGCCACTTATTAGAACAAAATACGGTTTTTCTCATTGAACCTGAAACCATATCATGGAATAGATACTCTGAAACACCATCTAGGTTAGAAAGACCCTCACTGTAATCCCATTGCATATTGGTATTGCTAGCGCCATTCAAGGATGTAACCGCTCCATTAGAAGCGCTAACATCAAAACCTTGAAAGGTACGTTTTGGGTTTTCAGCGGTTGCATCAAGAGAGATTGCGCCATTTGTTAAAATAGCCCATTCAACATCGCCTTTGATTTTTGCTAGTTTTCTAGCTTGCAACCTTGCTAACTCCGAACCACCATAATGCTTCGCAGCTTTTGCAGTTCCAGTTACTGTGTATGGCTCGCGAAAAATTTGCGTACAGTTTTTCAACCTACGAACTTTTTTACGAGTTTCAGTTCCTACTGCTGAACCTTCAGCAATACCTGCTACGCCATTTTCACGCATAAAATAATCAGCGTCAGCAAAAGTAATTTCACCAAAACCGCTAGTTGCGCTATGTGTTTGATAGCCATAGTATGATGTTGCGGTTCCATTGTCGTAAAATAACCCTGCATTAGCAACATATTCTAAAGTTAAAACACCAGATGCGTCTGCTGTTATTAGGTCTGAACCGTCTGCACAAGCTTCTACGTTATAAGCATCGAGGCTAGAATGAGCATGCGCTCCAAGAAACTGAGCCATTTTATCGGTTGCACTGCCATGATTCACATCTTTACCAACTGCGATACAAATAAAATGAGTAACATCAGTTTGTAAAGCCGCAGAGCCACCAGCAACACTTGCGCTGTAAATACCACCAACCTCAAACATTTCCATTTGAGCTTGTCTTTCAGCTATTAAGATTGTGTGATGACCGTTTATACCACCTGTTGCTGTGTCAGCAACATCTGAAGAAGTTATGTTAAACTTCTCACTTTTTTTAATCATATACTCGTCTTCCATCCACTCGAAAATAGGGACTGGAGTCACTACTGACTTCATTCCAAACAGAGAGAAAATGGGAGTCGCGTTAGGATTATAGTAATGGATTTTAGACCCTAGCTCAAGGACTTGTCTTTGTGTCGAGTCCGAGAACTGAAGGGCGGTACCAGTACCGTAACTTGTAGGCATATTATACCTCCTATTTATGTTACAATAGCGCTACAATCCATCTTATAGAACTATAACACTATGTATTCGTATTATTGTATTCCATAATTCCCTTCCAAAAATCATCAACAACTTTTTCTTCTGGCTCAACAGCTTGAGGAGCATTACCGCTAACAGCGGCAGCGCTATTCTGCTTGTTTTTTGCTTTTGGAGCTTGTTGCGAAGTTCCGGATTGAGAATTATTCCCTTTGTTCGATAAAGTTTTCCATATTTGAACTAAGTTCTCCTGAGATACATTATTTGGGTCAGCCATAAACTGCCTATATTCGACAATATCTGTATCACTTAACCCCATTTTCTGTAACTCTGCGGTCTCTGCATCAAACGCCTGAGACTCTGAAAGTTCAGACTTTAGCTTTTCGACCTCCAACATGGCTTGAGTAGCGCCTTGATTAATAAGCCACTTATCATGCTCTGCTCTCCAATTTGCGGAGCTAGAGTTTTCAATGCTTTCATCAAGAATATCGTAATCATCCGGCTTAACTGGCGGAGCATTCAAATCTTTTTGTTTTTCTTGAACTGATTCTGTCAGTTTTTGAACCACATCAGGATTATTTGAGAGAAAATCATCTAATTGCGCTAATTTTTCATACTTTTGCTTTTCACCACTCCACTCATTACGTTCTTTATCAGACTTTGATTGAAGTTGCTTATAGGCATCTGCTAACGCTTTTTTTCCTTCCTCATCATTTGCGAATTTATTCTCGATAAGCCATTGCTCAACCTTAGATTCTTCATTGGGTTGCTCTTCATCGACTTTCTCATCAGATTGAACATCTTGAACTTCTTCAGCTTCTGGAGAATTTTGTTGGGTCTCAACTACTTCTTCCTGTTCAGCTTCTGGAGAAGAGCCTTCGTTAAACTCATCGAGTTCAGCCATAAGGTTATCTTCGTTCATTTCTTCATTCTGGTTTTTCTGGTCTTCATTTGTCATACGATGCTCCTTTTAAGTTATCCGCTATGCTTGCGGAGCTTTAGGTTCTGAGTTAATCGTTTGTTTTGCAATAGACAATTCCTCGCCGACCATGCGAGTCTTGTCTCTTTGTCGTGCTTGTTCCAGCTTTGCATTGGACTTAATGTTACTTACCGCTTCAGAAACTGGTTTGGTAGCTTCACTTATTTCAGCCCTCATATTTGCATGGAATACTTCACGCTCTCTAGTTTGCAGGTCTCCCTGCATTCTCTTGAGTTCTTCCTGCGCTTGTTGCAACTGCGCCTGTAAATTTGTTATTTCTCCCATTCTTTGCATTAGTGATGCTTTGTCTATATCACCTTTCATATTCATGATTACTTGCGTTTTATCATAAATACCTGCATTTAAGAGAGTTAAATCTTTTTGTAATTCAGCCATTGGAGACTTACTACGAGTAGAACCAACTACTACTCTTACATCAAATTGCGATGTTTGCATATCATATAATTTTTTAACCGCACCTGTTTTATCGTCAATAACGGGTATATTTAAATTAACTTCATTTTCGTCGCCAACCGGACTTACAATCCTCAAAGTTCTTTGTTGGTCATAAACGCTAGGCATCCATTGAGTAACAACCTTAGCTGTTCTTGTTAGCATGTCATATATAGGAAGAATTTTCCAATTTTGTTTTCTCGAAGAAGATTCGTCCATGATTTGCGCTTCTCCAACAGTTCCGGGCGCACCTTGTGAATTTCCTTGTAAAAATTTATATGCCCCAAAAACTGTTTCAATATCTACTTCATATCTTCCTTTTTCAGCATAAAGACTTGAAGATACTGCTGGCGGAGCAAATTCTTTGATTTTCCCTGTTGCTAATGCACCCGGATTAGCCCGTATTATAGCGTTTGGTATGTGCCATTTTTGTATTTCGCTAGCATCTATAGCCCCATCTTCGTATAGAAGTTTAAAATTTGTTGTAGCATTTGTATGTGAAATAATTAAAGCTTCGGTCCTGTTCAGCATACGCTGAGGTGTCTTAGCATGCCTAACATCTCCACTCGGGAATGGATTGCCAGCATGCTCATTACATGCGACAGCAATAGGATACTCAGAGATGGGGAGTATCTCATCATACAGGACCGTATCACCAACAACAAACACTTCCCTAATTCTTGTCTGATACGCTAATTGCTCTGTAATTACCCCTTCTTTTAAAAAATCTTCATATTTATTATCTGAAATAAGCTCTTTATATTCATCTTTTGTGTATAATTGATTTTTTCCAGTATTAGTATCAAGTATCAAAGCATGTGGAATATTTACTTTTACAAAATAACAATATTTTCTTACCCTACTTTGATGGTCAAGGTCATGGCTTCCTCTTGTTTCTATATGGTCTCTTGAATACTTTCCACTTTCCATTTCATTTCTTTGGTGATTTTCTTCGGCATCATCAATTTCTTTTGCGTATTGAGGAAAAAGTATTTTAAGATGTTCTTTTGTATGTAAATCTGAATATATAATAGCGCTAGCATCTGAAAAGTCTGGCATAGAGCTATTAGGGTCTACAAAAATAGATTCAGGTGGCATTCTTTTTACTTTTATAGTACCAAGACCACTATCCCCCTGCCAATCGGGATATATATACATATAAGCTAAACCTTTGACAATAAAATCTTTACATGCCTGTCTAAAATGAACATCGGCGTCCGACTCGTACCAAATCTTATCAAGTAATTGGTCAAAAACGAACGCCGCATCATTATCGGTCTTGCCCACAGCGTGAACATCCCATTCAGGAGCAGATGCGGCGATATTCGCTAATACCTGCTCTACAGCGGGACGTATTTTATTGTTAGCTTCGGGGGGTTGCCCCACACTGAGCAAGTAATTCTTTTGTGCCTTTGTCAGTTGTGAACCGAGATAAAACTCATGGTCTTCCGCCATTTGATAGCGGTATTCGCTAGAAGAGCTTTCAAAATGCAGATAGTCTGCTCTTACCTCTTCTGCCGAAATCTTTTTAGTTTCAAGCTGACGTAAGTTTAACATATGTTACATAATAATCTTACAAAACAGTTATACAATAATCAAAATTTTTTATTTAATAAAATTAAAGTAGATATTGGCACTAATAATAATTCAGATGTATTGTCATCGCCACCTTTTACCATGTGCGCTAAGTCGTTTAAATACATATACTTAACTGCCTTACGAAGTTTATCAACTCGAAAAATAAGCATAAACTTTACATCACCTTCAATAGTAAAGACCTGTATCCACCATTTTGCATCCGTAGTTGAAATACCAGAAGGCTTTCCCCTTGACCTTATTTCAATCGCTATATTTCCAGTGTCAGCCCATATATCTCTTTCGGTCTTGACCTCAATAGAGCCTTCACCTTCAAATAGTTTTCTTACTTTTTCTTCGTATATCTGACCAAAATCTAGGTCAATGTCAAAATTTCCCACTACGCTTCAACAAAATCTACTGCACTGAACATTTGACCCGTTTCCCAATCTACCTCTGTAATTGGTGGTGGTGCTAACCATTCTCCTTTTTCATTTTGCTCAACATCAGGCGCCCATATATCATCTATTGCCCAACGAAGTGCATCTAATGTATCTTTTTTAAAAGTTCCATGTTCTTTAAAGTTTAAAAGCTCTGTTTCTAGCTCTTCATGTGTTTCTTTTAAAAATACAGAATGAGATGCAAAATGAGGTTGCATTTGCTTTATTCGATAATATTTTGCTTTAATAGCTTTTCTTGTATTTATATTATAAAACCTTCCAGTTTCTTTTGAATGTCTTCGTACATAGTCTGCTAGCATTACATGACCTGTTTCTTCAATTTTAATATCTCTTGGATGATACATGTCTGCTAGCTCAAATAATTTATCAGCACCGTCCATAGGAGCTACTTGACCGCGAAAATAATCAAGAACATATATATTATATTCTTTATCTACTGCTATAACCATTATAACCGTATAATCTGCTTTTACATTTTCACTTGACGCAGGGTCAACGCCTATAAATATATTTACAGGTAATTTAACTCTCCTACCCTCATCTGTTCGCATAATAAAGCTTTGCTCATCTTCATACATGTACCTACCTTCCCAATATCGCATATCTTTTTGTTTAAATATACGAAAACTATCATCTACTGGAATATTTTGATATTCTTGATAAAAATATGCTATATCACCTTCTGACTTCAATCTTTCTCTTTCTCCCATCAGCCATGAATATGGTCTTCTATCTTCCCATAAAACTTTAACATTGCCTTTTTTATCTGTAAATTCATTTCCAGAAGTAGCAAATTTACCTTTAGGTAGGTCTTGCGGTACTGCTTGAAAAAATAACGACCTCCAACCCTTGACCTTATAATTCCCCTCTTTATCATAAGCAAGAGGACCAGCAATTCTATTCAAATAAGCATCTGTATCTACAATAGTACCGATAAATACAAGCTTTGCATCGCCAGAACCCGGTATAACTGCTGCGTTTAGCCATCTTCTAAATTTATCTCGAGCTGTAGGGGTAGTGCTGTTTGATTCTCCCTCTCCATCGTCAATTATTGTTAAAGTTGGGCGATATGCTCCATATTTTAATCCACGAACCTTTTGACCAGTACCTCTAATAAGGCATTTACACATAACATTTGGTTTGCCGTATTCATCAAACCCGCCAATAACTTCTTTTTCTTCTTTTCCCCAAATAGCGCCTTTTCTATCGCCAAAAAAATATTTTATCTTAGGATTAAACTCAATTTCATTGCCTATTGCTTCTAAATTGTACTTAGATTGCATTTCAGATTCAGAAATAAGCAATAAAAAGCGCTCTTCTCCAAACAAAATACGATGTAATGGATAAATTAAATTGATAAAGGTCGATTTTGCGTGGTCTCTTGGAGCAACAACAGCTAATTTGTCCCCACCATTCATATCTATTAGCGTTTTTGCTATTTCTTTATGAAAATCTGGCGATTTTGACCTACAATGATAATGCATAGAATTATCAGGGTCTCCAAATAAAATATCAGCAAATGTAAATATATCAAGATACATAGCTTCAAGCATTTTTTGTTTATTTTCAGCTTTTCCCATATTCCCCAATATAACTTTCTAACATATCTAGTTGTTGTTTATATGAATCAACCTCATCAAGCAATTCTAAAATAAATTTAGCTACTACTCCATCAACAAAATAAGGTTCATTATCTATATGAATCAATCCCGGTTGAGATACATCTATATCTTCACTCTTGGACTGTTGCTGATGTGTGAACTTCTTCGTTTTTATCGTTTTTTGCGCCATATGTGGTCTCTGCAATGGTTTTGCGTACAGATGACAATTTTTTTATATCACCATCTGATAAAGCAAATACGCCTTCAATCTGTTCTTCTTTTTTCTCTTTGGTCAAATGTCCAAGCATGTCACTTACTCTATTTAAAGCATTAAGTTTTGTCGCAGGTGGGGTTTCAATATCTTCAATCATATTTTTGTATTGATTTGCAACGTAATCATCGTCCATTCCCATTGCGGCTAATTTATCTCTCATATTCATGGCAATATATTCCCTAATATGTTTTCTTTTAAGTATCCCCATACCTCGCCTAAGTGCTTGTTCGGGGTTATTGTCTTTATATATTGATTGATAGGCAAGTATTATAGATTCTGAATCCCACATGCCCAACTTATCTGTTTTTCCATGTAGGAATAAAGCGTCTACAAATGTTCTTTGTTTTGCGGTAGGTCGTACATTTTTTACTAAATCTTTTCCAAAATAGTATTTATCACGATAATAATTTGGTTGTTCTTGAGCATAAACGTGTTTCTTATGAACACCGCATTCTCCGTAACCAGTACGGATGAAAATATAAGGTTTTTTAGAATTTGCGTGATTTTCTGTACGCCTGCCAATAACCTGTATAACTTTTCCATCTTGCGTCTGTATCCAATCTCCTACCTCAGCTTTTCTCCAGTCATCTACAGGTGCTATATTTAGACCTTTCGATTCTTCTTTAGTATAAACATCAAATGTTTTACCTCTACATTCAACTTTCATCTTTCATTTCAAAGAACCTACAACCCTTATCAACAACATTTGAAGGAATATGTTCTTTTTCCTTGCCTAATTTTTCAAAATATTTACAAAACCCCAAAAATGTCATTCCACCTAATTGTTGATACTTACAATTCCAACAATTCATTATTTTCTCTATCATCTACATAGGTAATCATACAATCCCCATTAAATTCATCTGCTGTTGTAGGCTCTCCATCAAGATATGATTGAGCGATGTCTCTTACTTCTTTTGGCACTGTATTATAACTGTAGTGATTAATTAATTTATTCAATCCTTCTTCTAACCATTTAATACGTTCTTGTAAATCTTTCATTAAACATACCTATCTTGAGATTCTTCTAAATTTGAATCATGAACAAGATTATTTAAAAACCATAGTATATCTTTATCGTCGTAATCCCCTCTAGCCTTTAAATCAAAATAAGGTGCTATACTAGCAGGGTCTTTTCCAGTTTTTTCTTCATAATCTTCGTATAGTCGGGTTTGCCAATCAACTTTATCTTCTTTTGGTTTTTTTGGTGAATAATTATCTTTTAAAAACTGCAATTTATCTTCTGTTACTTTTTCTCCCGGCTCAATATCAAGAATTTTTCTTAATTGCATAATTCTTGACCTGATTTCATTTGGGCTTGTAATATACCTTTTATCACTCGCATCCAGACTACCTCCCATATATCTTGTATTTATACCATGAACAAAAGGCATGGTCATAGGAACTCCTCTTGTATATTGTGCCTCACGACCAAATTTTTCATCAAGACGTTTAAATTCTAATATTGGGAATCTATTGGCATAATGTTCCGCTTCATGAGCCGCTATACTTTCATAAGATTCAGGGGACTGTCTTGCAGCCATTGTAATATCTCCAAAAGTAGGCGAATGACTTCCCTTCACGCCTTGCGGTATTAGAGTAGGCGTCCCATGCCTTAGGGTTTTTCCAGCTCGGTTTAGATGATGCGTTGGGTGCATATCATTAGCTCTACCAAAAAAAGCAGTATATAGATTTTTTAAACCACTTTCGATATATGGCACAGATGGGCGCATTTTTAGTTTTTGTAATTTTTCTATACGACTTTGTATATCTTCTATTTCTTCAGGCTGTAAATTAGCCTGCATTTTTTCTACAGTAGATGGATGACCATACCAGTCAGCAAGCCAATCACTTGCACTTTTAAATAACTCTCTACCCTGAGGATATGTTACGCGAGGTGGCATTTAAAATGGATTACTGACCTTATCTTCAACTTTAAACGAAATATATTGCTTACCAGATTGCCCAACCTTTTTCCAGCCTGCTATCTTAACTTCCCTACCGCCTATCTTACCTTGTCCTGTATAATCTGGTTGTTTTTCGTTCTTCTTTTCATTCTCAAATATTGAAAATGTGTCATCTTTTTGTTCGTACGGCATTTTTACTCCTGAATTGGTTAAAAAAATAATTTCAAGCCCCGCAACAAATATAATCATAATCGAATCATAGTTAAAAGAAAAAAGGTTGAGTAGTTAACCTAAGGTTTTTTAAACCTAAGGTATATAGTATATATACTTCTACTTCTACTTCTATATGCATGGCATTGCCATAGCAAAGCCATTTTAAAAAAATGGCAAGGCTATAGCTTGGCTATTTAAGTATAGCAATATGTGAGGTTATAAAGAATTAAGTATTGAATAAACAGTGATGTAAACACCCTTTAAAGTAAAAAATTGTGCAAAAAATGGATGGGATGCACCTTACATATACGCACCCCCCTCACTACGCGTTTCGCGTTCGGGAATCACGTTGAGTACGCGTTTCGCGTTCGCGCAAGGCTTGGTTCTCTACGCGTACGCAGACCATATTTACTTGCCTTGTTTACCTTGCTTTATCGACGGTAAAGTCTTTTTTCCCTTGTTTGTGCTAGCTTTCATTGGTAAGTTTGGGTTCTGCCGACGGCAAGAGGCTGACGGCTGACAAACGGCGCTTATGCGCTATAATAACACGCGAAGGAAGCACCCTTCGCGAAGGAGAAGAACCATGAGTATTTCTATTATCACACTAACCGACGGCGTAGTAACCAAAGGCGATGTAAACACCCAAACTAGCACCGAACGCGTAGATATTCCTACGCATGAAGAAGAGCTTGCTCTTCTCGTGTACGAAGAGGATTTCCGTCAGCCCGAGCTAGCAAAATTCCTCGTGTCCGCGAAGAGTCGCGAAGAGGAGATTTGGGAAGAGGAAGAGTTCCGTGCGCAAGACCGCGCGGTAATTACACCCGCCGTCTATGACTTCGAGGATGAACTACAGCGCCGAGAGGAATCCGACGTACCGAACGCGCAAGACCACGCGATGAAAACCGCGCTGTCTAACGGCTTTACTATCGACGAGAGTAGCGACGGAATCACGCGTTGGGAGCATCTCAACGCGTAGACTGTAGCCGACGAGATACACAACGAAACCCTAGACGGTCTATCCCTTCGGGATAGGTAGGTTCGAGTCCTACCTAGGGTTCAATGCGCCTTATTCCCTTCGGGAATAGACCACCCTAGGGTAATCCCTAGGAACGCGTAGAATAGGAGTAAACACCCTATGTGCTAGCATGTCCTATAGTGACGGCATAGAACACCCTAGCAAGAATAAAAACCATAGCCGTCGAAATGGAGTAAACACCCAAATGGGTATAATTGACCAAATAACAAAGTGCATTATCGACACGAATGGAGCCACTATTCAGGGATGGGAACTGTTCCAAGGGAACAGAGGGTTTGTTGTAGGATGTGGTAATATCGAGACAATTACTGTCAATGGCAGGCAAGAAATATGGCATATAGTGGAAAAACACTATATGGAGAACGTAGGTTTTTGGATGGACGAAGGGAAACTGTATATTGACAGAATACAGATTGTAGATGATGTAAAAAGAGCCATTAGCCTTGCTAATGACAACAATGAACTTGCTATATGGGATATAGCAAACCAACAAGAGATACGAACCAATAATAATTCTAGCATTGAACTATAAGTGAAAATGCTAGAATTATTAAAAGCAAGAGAGGAGTAAATGAACGAGATTCAAAAATTGAAATCAGCTAAACTACCATTCATCCTATTGGATGAGAAATTACCATGCCATATTCAGTTGGCATTTAATCTATGCGAGGGCAAAGATGTGATATTAACTACTTTTGCCGAGGATAAAAGAACGAGAGATAGGCTAAAAAAGGACGTTATTTACGTTGCTGATAGTGAGAGGTATCATATCAAACAAGGAACGGCTCTTTATAACCTAGCAAATATTTTGCTAGAAAACCACCTAGATAGCCATAATTATGAAGGGAATTATGTTAGTGATATGGACACAATAATCAATATCCAAAAATGTGATATTTGGGATATAGATGCCGACGAGTTCTATCTTAAAAACTCTGTAACTTACATGACAAGCCATTGGACGATAGTAAATGAACAAGGGCAAAGAGTTGCGCTTCACAATAAAGATTTGCCGTATGCGGAATCGGATAAATTCTTTGGATATGAATTAACTTGGTCAAGACATAACATAACCGACGAAGATGGAAAATCGGATTATTTTTCGCATAAATATGATTTTAATGACCTTGTTGACTCTCCTATAGAGAGTCAATGGGGAAAGGGTTCTGATGTCTTTATCGTCGGAAAAGGAAAAGACTATTAATGCTAAAACCTAACGAATTAAAGAAGGGAATTGTTAATTTGCGAGACTTTCTAAAGAAAGTTGCAAAAAAGATGCCCGACAAAGAAAATCGTGGTTTTATAGACCATATGGTCTACTTAAACCAAGTTTTAGATAGCTTGGATAAGGTTCTAGACTATACAGATAACCCAAGATTGGATTATCTGATGAGATTAGAACAGAAATACAATAAAATAAATCAACTTTTAAAGAAAAAATTGGGGGCGAAGAATGCTAACGACACTAAGCAGTAAGGAAATAGCCGAACTAGAAAGGAAGATAAATCTTCCTGTGACTAGGTCGGGAAAGCGAAAAAAGGTTGTTCCAACACGATTTACCGACAGAGAAATACACCATATAGTATTCGTTCGCTTGGCAAAGCTACGCGAAGAGAATAGAAAACGCTTTAAAAACAATGCCGTACAAAAACATTGGACAAAAATGTCCAAAAAACAAAGGAGAAAACAATGATACGATTTATTGAACGCGTAATAGATATATTATCCTCGGATGAGTTTGGGTTTTTTATCATAGCGCTTGTAGTATTAGGGTTAATAGCGCAAATAATAAGAGCCGTCATTTCTTAAAAAGGAGAAATCAATATGCAGAATTATTACGAACACTTAGGATATTTCTTTTGCGAAATATCATTTAGAATAAGTCGGGAAATCCCAAGCGCTGAAAGTGGCATACTTAATTTTATAGCCGATAAGCTATATCACATAGGAACCTACTACTATAACAAGGGAGCATAATATTATTTCTAGCATTTGAGCATTAGTGAAAATGCTAGAAATAATAAAACAATCATCAACCAACCGCCGAAATCGGCAAAAGGAAAACCATGTATAACAGGAACGAACTTGAATCAATGGCTCATGGCAGAGTCAAAAAGTTGGCTATTGCTAAAGCAAGGCAAAATGGTCATAAAAGGAGTTGGGTACAGACCACTCCAAAAAGTCAATTAATCGACTACATATTGGGGGGAGAATTGCCAAAAGAAGACACACAAATACCCACACCTCAACCTACTCCTCTCCCACATACACCCCGCCCTGCTAGCACAGAGCAAACTACCGTCGGTGGTTTAGAGGAGATAATCGTAAATGGAGTGCTTACCAAGGTTCAGCCTTTTATAGAGGAAGGCATTGGTAACGCGGTCAAAGAGACCGAGGACACTCTTATATCTACATTCCACGAAGAGACAAATAAGCTAGCTGAAAAGGTAGATAAGAAAATCGAGGGTTTACAACGTCCTATAAAAGTATACATCAACGACGTAGAGACTAAAGAGGTGTCAGGTCTTAAACATGAAAAATTCGCTGAGGTTTTGGAGTGTTTAAAGCTTTTTGGTCGCGTTTGGACCTTCGGTCCAAGTGGCACAGGAAAATCATTTCTGATTGAGCAGTGTGCTAAGGCTTTAGGGTTCGATAAAGAAGAAGGCACATATGAGTACCTAAAAGGCTCAGCGGGAGTGACGGAATCACATATGACAGGAAGAATGACGTTTGATGGCACATTCATAGACGGCTCCGTAGCAAGAGCGTTCAGAAATGGAACTTTCTTATGTCTTGACGAATTTGACGGATTCGATGCTAATGCGGGATTAGTGTTCAATAGCGTACTAGATAACCAAGGTGTTCTATCCACGCCGAACGATAAAGATAATCCACACGTTCTTAAAAAGGACGGCTTTAATGTAGCGGTTGCTAGCAATACTCTTTGTGACGGACAAGACTTTGAATATGTCGGCAGAGGTCAAATTGATGGTGCTACGCTAGACAGATTGCAAGCCGTTAAGGTTTATATCGACTATGATAAAAACATCGAAAGAGCGCTCTCGGGGGATTTCATAGACATGGCTGAATGCTTGTGGGAATTAAGAAATCGCATACAAAAGAATCACTTGAAGAGGATTATCAGCACTAGGCTTTTTGTCGACGGTCAAACATGGAGACTTGCGGGTAAATCAAATAAGGTGTTACTCGACAAAATAACCTGCGGTTGGACAAAGGAAGAACTTGATAAAATCAACTACACCGAACTCAAAAGGGAGTATAAATAATGGACGAACTTTACAAGAACATACTAAACCCAAAAATCGTCGACGATGAATTTGAGGGTAGGCATGCCATTATTCACATGCCAAACATGAGAACCATGCTAGAAGGCATATATGATAACGAGATATTTTGGCATGATGCAGGCGAAAATGGTTCTAGTCGCGAAGAGTGGACTTATGGAAAAAGCGTTGTTGGTCGAGAAAACCTGCGTAGGGCGCTCGTACAAGGCAGAACGTCGGAAAAAATGATAAAACTCTACAGAAAGTTGCGAAATGAGATGGATATGGATGCTAGAATATCTAAGTTTGTAGGCACAGGGTTGTCCTGTAAGCGTAAACGCGTAATTAGGGATGACGGAGATGACCTAAGCATGTCTAGGCTCATGGGCGGTAGCGACGAGTATTGGTCAGCTACTGAGCGTAGGTCTCAGAGAGCGAATGTGAGAATAGGCATGAACATGGGGATTGCATACACTCATAAAGAAAAGGATTTTGCTAGGCTAGGAGCCACGCTAGCACTGATTAGTGACGTCCTAACTAAAATGGGATATGCGGTCGAGGTGGTAGCTTACAATTTTGTGAAATACAGAGGAGAAAATGATTGGAAATACTTTGGAATGTCGATACCAATCAAAATGCCTAACGAACCATTAGACATACATAGGCTGATGAGCGCAGGCTTGCAAGGTTTGTTTAGGGATTTCTGCTTTGGATTGATGGATATAGAATACAAATTCTATAGCGGGATGGGGCATCAATGCGAAACAACAGATGCATACAAAAAAGAACTTAATCTTCTCCATGTAGTAGAGCAAAGGTTCTGCCGAACAACTGACGAGGCTATCGACGGACTATCGAAAACTCTTCAAAAGCTAGCAGATAAACCAAATTGGTTTAGGGGGTAATATGGACGAATATACGCTAAGGGAAATAAAAAGCGTTGGTATTGACCATACCAAACTAATTGACGATTATTGCGAAGAGTGGTATGGTCACCGAAATTGGGAATATAGCTTAATATCAGATAATAACGAAGACATTAAATACATAGCTAAAGTGCCACTAAGCGAATTTCATATATTCCACAATAACATATATGATTCAATAGGAATTTTTAAAGAACCGCACAACGAAGATGGAGATTGCCTGTGTAAAGAACAAATTTGCGCAGGCGAAAGCTATAAATAAATAATTATTACTGAAACGTTAGTGAAAGTAATAATTATTTAAAAAGGAGAAGAGCCAATGACCGTAATTAGAACTGAAAATTTTGTAGCGTGTGATTTTTGCAACGAAGGCGCAGACTCATATGGTGGTGTGCTAGTAGGTAGCGGTACTGCCGTATGCGGAAATTGTAGCGAAAAAAACGAGTTTACCCACAAAGGCATACCTAACCAAGCCTATGAACATAAAGACGAAATTTCGGAGTATTTTGATAAAGATAAAACATTCCAAGAAAATGTAGAACAGTATAGGCTTGAGAAATACGGAACCAAATATGCTACAACCATCATAACCGATTGGGATATATAAACTATTATTTAATTATTGTTTGTTTTTTTTGTGAAAACAATAATTAAATAAATAACTAACAAGGAGCAACCATGAGCCAAAGTAAAGAAATGGATAGGTTTATGAAGAGATTAAAGTCCGCAACTAAGGGCAACGAAGAAATCTCTGAACTAATTCTTGACACGATGACGGTAGTAACAAACGTAATTTTACATGCCCTAAGTAAAGGGATAGGTAAAAAACCGCTAGATGAACTTAGTCGTGAACTAAGAATTGAAATTGCAAGTAAAATATGTGCTGATTTAGATGAGACCATTATGCCAATCTATAAAGCTTTAGATGGTATTTCTGACGCGTCATTTGATGTCACCTCTTTGGCAAGGCACATAAACGCTATTTCAGACGATATGGAAATGTTTGTTAAGTCATCGACCAATGATAAAGGTGTTCAAAGCATAGAGACGTCAGTAGGAAGGCGCATAGACGATATTGAAGAGGACTTTAAAGATGCAATGAAGAGCATGATGCTCGAAAATCAAGTAGGCAAAGCCTAAAAGGAGTTAACATAGTGGGATATACACATTATTGGAAAAATAAACCATCGTTTAGCAAGCACAGTGTTGCTTGGAATAACTTTATTAAAGATGCTGAGGACATCTTGCTCGTAACTGAGTCTCTTCAGTTGGTTCGTGCGGAGTTTGACCAACTTGACATGATTCCCGAGGTAGGAGAAAACCGAATAAAATTTAACGGAATAGGCGAAGATGGGCATGAGACGTTCATAATAAACAGAGAAGACGATGAAGATTTTGAATTTTGCAAAACCGCAAGAAAACCATATGACAAGATTGTAACTGCCATACTTGCGCTAGCAAAGCATCACTTAGTCATACCCAATATTTCATCAGATGGCACCTCAAACGATTGGGATGAAGGGGTTGACTATGCTAGTAAAATTCTTAATAAAAATATCAAACATCCATTTAACCCTCAATATAAACACAAAAACACAACAGGAGAAAGCATGACACTACATGAAATACCTTTAAGCGAAACAACAAAAATCCTTGTAACCAAGGACACAATAAACGAAAAGACCTTTGGTCAGATTCGTGTATGGACAAAGCCGAAGGACAAAGAGGATTACATACCCACAAAAAAAGGCATAGCGTTTGACCTGTCTAAAACAGGCGCTATTGTTGCAGGTCTTCTGACTCTCGAAGACCAAGAAGGTGTAAAAGCCTAAGCTAGCACACCACGAAGGGGGCGGTTTTCATGGTTCCGCCCCCGAGTTTTAAATAAATAATAAAGGAGCAAATTTTGACAAAATTAAACATAAGAACCAAAGACGAAATAATTATAAAGCTTGTTAGTAAGCTAGAAGAAAAACACAGGAGCGTTAGCACTGAGTCTCGGGCGGTAAATCATGGTTGGGTGTTGGCGCTAGAATGGGTGTGTGGCATGATTGATACCATTGCAGGCGGTAAGGAAAAATCTGAAAAAGGGTGGAGCGTAGTTGAGGAAATAGTAGATAATGTACAAAGAAGAGTGGAAGAAAAAGTTGATGGAGATGAAAAAGAATGAGCGAATTAATAACGTATAACGGAAACTTTAATAATAAAAACTCAATCGCGCTTATATGGCATATTGATGATGTTAAGTTTACACTAAAAGATATGCAAGAGCGTGAATGGTTTAAAAAGAAATACGGAAAATCTATTGAATTAACAGACGAAGATTGCATGGATATACTTGTCGAGATTAAAGACAACCACGATGCTAGCTTGGGAGTTTGCTGGGAAACAATAGAGCATTACATTGATAGATTCCTAGAAGAGAATAAATAAAAAGGAGATGTTGTGGAAAAAATAAAAGAACATATTAACAAGATGTTACACTCAATACAAAACGACCTAGATAATGACTACGCGGATGGTAAATCTTTTGATACAGATTCTTGGGAAACAAATAACGACGGAGAAATAATATCATATGACGTAGGCTATATGAACGCTATGAAATACATTCTTAAAAATATAGATTCTTGGAAAACAAAAAAGTGAGGATAAAAAATGAAAAAGTATAAATACATGTTACGAGTAAAAGCTTATTATCTATACGAAATAGAAGCAGATAGCGAAAGAGAAGCTATGGATATATTTAAAGAAGATAATAGCATAGATGTATCAAAAATCATAATGGAAGACTATGATAAAGCTCATTGTCTCACGAGGGAGAAAAACAAAAAGTGAAATGTAATATATGTAATAAGTATAAAGCGAAAATAAAAGACTATCGATTTATTGATAGCGTCGGTCTTCAAGGTAGCGTGCTAGCTTGTAAATTTTGCTTTAATTTAAACGACGTCGCTATTGTGGATATAAAAAAGAATAGCTTAGACCCAAAAGTATTTTTTAAGGAGAAATAAAAATGAAAAATGGATTTATAGAAATTGCCAATAAAACATTGCTTGGCAGGAAGATTTCTAGCATAAAATATATGTCAACTGAAGAGGCAGTGGATTTTGGGTGGTACAAGCGCCCAATGGTAATTGTTCTTGATGATGGTACGGAAATATACCCACAGATGGATGAAGAAGGTAATGAGGGAGGCGCGCTAGCGCTTTATAATGCCGACAAAGAAGGTCAATCTATGTTTAGCGTTATGCCAACCCTCACCCTTGGAGAAAGCGAGGTTGATTATAAAATGGAAATATTCACAGACAAAGAACCTACGCTAGAAACTCTTCAAAGCAGTGTCGGCGGTCATATACAGGTGGTAACCTCTAAAGATGGAAAGGCGGATATTGTCATGGATGAAGATGGTAAGAACAAAGGCAAGGGTATCAATTATCTTGCTACTGAAATGTGGAAAGGTGTTGACAGGAATAAGTGGGATGATGTAATTGTGGGCGATGTTGCCGTATGTATGAAAAAGGCTAGACTTACTTAATATAAAAAAGAAAGGGGAGTTAGCACGCTCCCCTTTCACAACCAACAACTACCACTTAGATATAGAGAGAAGAACCATAAAAAGAGTGGGTTGTTACTTAATAAGTTAAGTATTTACACGCTTAACTCGCTAATACATTTTTAATATCGTTTAACGTAGGATATATTTTATTATCCGCATCATCTTTTGAAAGTATATATTTTTTTGAACTTTCTTTTTCTTTATTCCATTCTTCTTTTCTATCCATAACACCTAAAGGAGAAAATTTATAACTAATATTCGCAGGCACATCATTCCAATGGCGTAGTTCTAGTGCAAGTTTTTCTATCTCTTTAAACGCCTTTCCCTTCCCTATAGTTCCTTTTCTAGCATGTTTTGATATTGATATTATCCCATCTGTGATTTGATACACTTTACTCGCGCTATTTTTCAAATGCGCGCCAAGATGGTCTCTTTGTTCTTTGTAATCTTCTTTAAGCATCGTCAATTTTCCTTTCTATTCTATGCAGTCTCCATAGTTGACTGAGTTGCAAAGCTAGCATCATCAACATCGTAAACTCCCAGTAAGGGAAATACTCCACGCTAAATAAAACTTCCCAGTAGTGTCTCATTTGGTTTCTCCTTTTATTTTACCTATGAATATTCCGCTTCTGCTAATAGTATTTGACTAATATTTCCAACAACTCTCAATGACCTTTGTCTACCTAATTCATCAGCCTTTACTCTTAAGCACCAAGCGGAAAAATACTGCGGTTTTCTACCAAAATTCCCAGTTATTTCTAAACTACCATTAATTTCATACCATTCATTGTCTGCTAGATATATATAGTTTATATCCTTAACTGGAACTCCAAATAATTCTTCTATTTGATTCATCCTATATCCTTTGAGTGCTTAGAGGCGGGTGCTAGAAAACGAAGTAGACCTTTTCTTATTTTTGTAAAAAATAAGTCCTCTTTGCCTTTAAAGTTATTTGGTATATTTTTCTTTTTTCTAGGCATCGTCGCCTCCTATTATCTGTTTAATGTATTTTTTATAAAGCTCAAGCAACATAAGAATCATAAATAACCCTAAGCACCAAACCACAATCGTGGAACCTAATAAAAATAGGTTAATTATCCAATCTGCTAAGTCCATTACTATCATAATTACTCCCTTATTTTTAATTAAAGGCGCACATGGGAGATTGCTGATGCGGAGCAACTAGGTTTTTTGTAGTTGTGAGTAACCTAGGAGACATGCGCGCCTTGATTATTTTTGCAAATTGAACATACTTGTCTTTCTTTCTTATATGTTGGAAAGTCTTTATAGTGTATAACATTTCCAATAAAGTCCATTTCCCAACATCTTTTACACTTTTTGCAAAATTTTATATTCTTGTCTGTTTTTTTACCGTCAAAATAATTATGCCTTTTATTTTTTCTTTTAGGGGCGCTTGTCATTCTTTCTTCTTAAAACCTTCTTTTCAAAAAGACAAACAAAAAAAGAAGTTAAACAACGAAAATAATATCGTTGGCGCCAACCTACGATTAACATTTATCATTATTAATGCGCCCCTAAAGATGTTACAAGATTTTTAAATGTTTTATCGAATTTTTCCTTTTCTAGCTTTGATGATTTTTCATCTGAGCTGGCGTCATTCACAGCATCGTCGACAGCAACTGAGCTAGCATCTTTACTCGCTGCACCTGAAACTTTAGTTTCAGGTTGCAGTTTGCTGGTTGTATTTTTATTAATAGCAATTTGTTGCATCACCATATTTTTGGACTCATAATATCCATCGCCACACTCACATAGTTTATCAGCAGTTTTTAACTCTACTTCGGTTGTTTTTTCTTTTCCGCACTCTATACACATCCAATCATATGATTTTTTTATGGATAGATTCTGTATAACCTTTGAACTGCTTATAAGCTCATCATCATATCTTTCTTGATTAAGCCATGTGCTAGCCATTGGTATGAATTCTGACTCAGTTCCTGCTTGTTTCCATTGCTTAATGTAAGCCTTTAAGCCATTAATTATATTGCTTTTATCAACCCCGCCATTTCTAAGCTTAACATACTTGTCTTTAGCTCTTTTTTTATTATCTCTTCTAGGATATATTGCCCAAAAATCACTTTCAAATTCATCTTCATAAACCTTTTCTTTAACTGCTTTACTTTTATTTACTTTATTTTCAACTTCTTTATTGGATGGCTTTGCCATAGCTTTGCCATTCCACCTAGCATTAGCGCCCTTTTTCCCATTATTACTCATTCTCTCCCTGTAACTAATCAAGTTACTTCTTTCAGCCTCTAGCCTTTTATTATAAAGCCTACCGCCGTCCTCATAAAAGCAATTCTTAACTACATTCCAATCGCTATTGAAATTCGGGTGTTTTCCGCATAATATATTTAAATGCCTTGTGTCCGTCGGTAAACTGCCCTCAATCCATTCGTGTGCTAGCAAAGTTATATATATTCCACGCTGCGCCATCGTCATTATCTGCACATCTATATCAGATAAAAAATCTCCTGCATAAAATTGGAATGCGGGAGCTTTGTTCATTTTGTTTTGCATCTATTCTCCTTTGTTTACTATGTCTTCTCTTTTTACAGAAAAATGCTCTGTTCTTGGAAATTTTTTTGTAATAAATATATTATCTCCGCTAATAGAGGATATTTCTCCACTCACATATGTAGCATCACCATCTCTGTTAATGGTTTTTGCGGTAACTATATCGCCTAATTTAAAGTCTTTCTTTAATTGCATCTTCTATTTCATTATATCTTTCATTGTAAATTCTAATTTCGTCTTTATTTCTATCATCTTCGCTATCTTTGTACTCACTAGAGTTTTCCAATAATGCGTCTCTATCTGATATTAAATCTACAAACTCCTTATAGGGTAGTATTGCATATATTTCACCCCTATCTTCTTTAACTACTTGCAAATCAACAACGCTTGGGTCGGGTTTTATCCAACTTGCTATTTTTTTTCTTACCTTGCACTGTATTCGCCATTTTTTTAATCTTGAATCAATAATAACATCCACTTCTTTATTCTCTCCTAGCGCCCTACCATCACTTCCGTACGCTCGCTCTGAATACAGACCGTATTCTTTTGTTAGGTTCACAACCTCACGTTCAAACCTATTTCCTTTTTGCTTGCTCCTACTTGGCATATTTACTCGCAAGAGAGGGGGGTAGGCGAAACAGGATGATATAATAAAGACCTACCCCCCATTGGAGACATCAAATTAGTTAAGAGAAAGCTCATAATTACCGCCAATATCAACATTGTCCAAGAGTGTGTACAATGCATAATTAGAGGTTTTTCCTGTTGTGCTACTTTTATGGGTTTTCATTGTGGTTGTTATATGATAACCTTCTTTTTTTAGCCTATGTATCACATCAGAAAGCCTAGTTATCCTATATTTTGTTATAGCATTCCATGAGCTAATCTTTTTATTTTCTTTTAAGTGCCTAAGCACAACGTCTTTTTGGGTTATTTTTTTAGAATGGCAAATCATCGTCATCGTCTCCTGCTATTTTCTTGCCAAATTCCTTCATTAACTCCTCACCTTCCTGTACTTGGTCTTCTTGCTTGGGTGTAAGCTCATCATTGCTCAGTAAACTCTGTTGATTTGTTTCTGAGCTAGCACCACCAGAATTATCAGTTGTCTGGGTAGGTTGTTCCGATTCCGACTTTACCGCTTTTTCTGCCATACGAGAAACAAGTTCTGCATTAGCCATAGTTCTCCAATTAGGATTGTCGCTCTTTTCAATAATCCAGCCTATGTAATCTTCGGGTACATCTCTCCAAGGAGTTCCTTTATATTTGCCAAAAGGTATTCCTGTGTTTCTTGATTCTTCGTTCCACTCATCTGAAGCTTGTTTTATTTCTTCGTTTGGCTTTTTACTGACCGAGGGGGTAGGGATAATTGTTTTATGCTCTCTATTGTCCATGCTATCAGCATCTTGTGTGTCATCAATAGCGAACAATCCATTTAATGCATATTTTCTAGCATAAGAAGATGTAGCACCTGTTATTTGGCTATCGTCCATCCCTTTCTTTTGAACAGACTCCCTTGCCCATCCTGTGGTAACTATTGATTCGTTACCGTCGCTAAACGTAGCGGTTGCCTTAATATAGTTAAATTCATTTATACATATTATTTCATCGCTAACCGTTACAAAGCACCCATTTTCCTTTAGTAAAGGTTTTAACCCTTCAAATATATCGGAAAGATTTCTGTAATTATAGCTACCAAATTCGTTTCGATGCCCCTTACCGACCTTTAGTCGCGTCTGAACATCATTCAGTTTTTCGATTATGTTTTTTTGTTTCACTTTATCTCCTTGTTGTTGGTTGTTTTGTAGGAAAAGGTCGTATCCGTTGTTTCTGTGTACCCCATAGGCACATCTCCGCTAGTGCTTATGTATTTTAGTATCTCTTTTTTATCTGGCTTTTCCGTAACTCTTGTTGGAATGTTGTTGTCATAGCAAAATTTTATAAGTTCTTTTTCATCTCCAAATTCCCTACTTGTTCTAGTGGTCATCTTCAATGTTCCATTGGGCATCTTTAAGGTTTTTTTGCCTGTTTTTTGTAACTCACTCTGCATAAAGCTTTCTAATAAGTTCCTTCTGTATGTTATCTGTTTATTAACGGACTCTATCCTTCGGTCATAGAACTCTTTTGATTCTGCTTGTTTATATCTTATATCATGAATCTCATTCTCTAGTTGGCATATTTTCCATAATATTTGGTCTACATGAACGTCTAAGATGTCAGAATCTTCCATTTCCCCATGAAGCTCTTCTAATTTTATTTCTCTTTCATCACTCATCTTCCATTTTCTCCTTCATCAGTTTAAGCTCTTCTTCTAGGTATGTTAGCCTAGTCGCAATCTCAAGCATTATTTCTGTAAGTGATTTTGTAAAGTCAGCCAATGATGTGGTTATATTAGCTATTTCATCAAAAAGTTTACCTATTGACCTCATTTGATTCTTCTCCTCTATTTATTAGGTGTTGATTGTTTTGTTGTGGTGCGATAACATTAAACCCTAAGTTTTCTGCCATTCTATATATTCTTGCATAAAACTCCCTAACGTCTTTTTCGGTTGTTTTATCCGTCCTCTCTATTCTCATCTTTAATAACTTATCATCAAACGTTTGCATTATGAACGCCCCTTACAACTACATGATTAAAGTATCCACATTTACTAGAATTTGCTATGCATTCTTTTCCCGCAAAATCACCATCAACCTTAATGGTTAGTTTTCCGTTTATGCGAGCAAACATTACACCTAGGCATTTGCCCCCATTATAGTTAGCACATTCTCTTCTTGCTAGTGTTTCTGCTTTTTTCATTGCATCCTTTTAATTATTAGTTCTTTCACTAAAGTTACAGAACTAATAATTAAAGGTGTGCTAATGGCTTGTATTCGGTCTTAGAAATAAAATTTAGAAGCTCGGTCTTCATTATAATAAAATTTTTACCGTTTGGCTTGCTTGCCTTGAGCTTTCCTCTTTGTATATACTGCCTTATTGTACCTTTTGAAACCTTTAATTCTTCAGCGACTTGAGAAACTGTTAAAAAATCTTGCAATTTTGCCCCTTTTATTGTTGTTTTGTTTGTATATGTTTGTATGTGGTTGGGGTAACTTATGAAAGTTTACAACAATAGGCAAATGCTTTATTTTTTATTTCTTTTTCTTTTCCATGTTAAATACTCTGCCGCCTCGCGTGGATTAAAAATTGTTGTAATAAGTCTATTGTCATCATCGTCATACGATGGGTCAATAATAGTAACTGGCGCATTAAAAATGTTTTTATCATCCAGCCCTAATTTATCTGCATAATTATCTAATATTTTAAAGCTAGCAACTTGCAATGCGTGCGAAATAAGACCAGATGCGGGGTCTTTTAAAACTTGATACCCTGAAACGTGAGTATGACCGCAAGTTAAAATATGGTCTTTCCATCCCATTTGCGCAGCTTTGGCAACACCATGAGCAGTATTCCACATGGAATTTCCTTTAAAAGTATGCCTTGCGTTAATTCTAATATTTTTTTTGTTTGGAAATTGTAAATTTAACCTAGCACCCCATTTTTCATATACGCCCTTATGGTCTCTCATTATGAAATCTAAGGGGTCACCATCACCAGACCAAACATCGTGGTTTCCTGCTATCAAATAGAGCCAATTAACGCTATTTACAAAATGCTCTGTAAGTCTCCATGACTCTTTTGCGGTTACTGACTGCTGTCCATGTAAAAATGCAAGTCTTCCTATCCAATTATTTTGAACGTCTCCAAGATTTCCTGCAAACATTCCATCTGTATTATTAATTAAGTTACATAAAGAATATATTTCTGCAATATCTGTACCATCATCGTCTATATGAGGGTCTCCAAAATGGCAAATACCAATAGGACCATCAGTGTTAATCTTAATATTGATTAATTGTCGGGACTCTTTGCCCTTAATTTTTATAGAATATTTCTTTTTTCTGTGTTCTATTAATTCCTGAATAGGAATATAGTCAGGGTCAAGAGTTTCTTTTACAAACTCTGCTTTTTCTAAAATACTTGGATTGACAGTTCTTTTACCACAGGCATTGCACATCCACTGTTGTCTTTTGCTATTTGCTCTATATAAATAGCCAAACTTTCTTACCGACCTACTACCGCAATACCTACAACCTATTATATTACCATCAACATCCTTAACAATGGAATTATCCATATTTCATGACAAGTTCTTTAAAATGGTCAACGGTACCAGCTCCCTTTGAGGTGTTATACCATTGTTTCCAATAAGAAGCTTGGTCATCCAATGTTTTGGGCATAGGCTTTGGAACTCTCCAATAATGAAGTCTACAAACAACTATTTGAGCAATAATATTTGTAGTTAAGACCTCTCTCCATACATCTTCATCTGGACTTGTAAAATAGCTCCAATCCAAATGACATACGCTAGCAACCTTTTTTAAAAGCTCTTTTCGATATTTTAAATAGTCATTGCAAAGAGAAACAGCTACCCAAGGTTCGCATTGCCAAAAGCCTCTGGCGATATTATTGCCGCCTTTTTGCATTAGGTATTGGTATTTAGACTCAACTAACCCTGTCCTATAAATAAGCATCATGGCGTCGTGACTAGAGTATTTAGAACCCATTTTTTGAAGAGTTTCCTTAATAACTGTCATCATCTGTAAAGAATTGACCATTATTTAGCTTTAAGAAGTTTTGACATAATACCAGCAACAATGTCAGTTCCTTTATCAATCATTTTTTCAAATAATACTTGTTCTGCACGCTCATTCAACCCCGGCAAATTAATTTTTTTATTTATAGCAGTCGCCCACTCTTTTTCAAACTCTTTTGATTGGATTCTATCAATAACTAAAGCCTCTATTCCTTTTTGAAGTTCTGGAATTGAAGCCTCTACTTGCTTTGTTATTTCTCCCAATACTACTGATTTAATATTCATTGTGATTCCTTATCTTGTTATTGTAAATAAAAATGTAATTATCCCCATGCCCCCAAGAATGTAATTCCTCCAATTCTCAAGTGACCTAGTTCTACCATTAGAAATTCTAAGCTGGTCTTTAATATCTGGAAGTTCTCTGTGTAGAATTGTTTCAATCCTAGTTAGTCTTTCTTTAATATCAAGCCTATATTTATCAATCGGTTCGTAATCCATTAATGCCTACCATTGATTCTGCTCATAGAGCCCTTTAA